GCTTAGAAAGGTGTAGATGGTTTGCAGAAGAGCTTACCATCCAAGGTACTCGTAGAAAGTACCATACACCTGTCCTTGCCTATTGTGTTCCTGAGTATGTTTACCCAGAGACAACACTCATACATACGTAATACACTTTTAGCACCCAATAATGAGCACTATGCTACACTTTTACGCACATAATGTATACTACAGTGTACATTGTATAGTATATGAAACAGTTTAAGTAGCAGAATAGGCGGTTAACTCTCTTTCTAAAAAGTCATGCATTTTTTCTAGTTTAGGTTTAGCCTCACGTACAATCTTACGCACTAGCTTTAGCTCATCTCCCTTAAACACTTCATGCAGCCTGTCTTCGGGGATACCACCTATTTCAGTTAGGATGGCCCCCGAATGATTAACAATTACTTTAAACGATATGATGTTGGCTTCCTTTGCTTTCAACTTAAATATCTCCTTAAACGATTTCACAAGCACCACCAGTACAGGCCAACTCTTGAGAGCCTGTGGTGTTGTCTTCAGTTTCAAAGTAACCTAGGTCAGTCCAGTTAACACCTTCTGGCATCTCTGACACTAGCTTAGCATATTCTTCTTCTGTGATTTCTTCGTAAGGCGCTTGCTGATACGTGTGGTCACTAACAGGTAGAAGACTAATCCCGCTACAGATGTCGAAGTTATCCCATATCCACTGCGCTACTTGAAGGAACTCACTGTCCGTGTAGTACACTGTGATGCTTGGCTTGTGTTCACACCAATGGTTCTGATAAGTCTTCCACAAAGCTAACTGCTCCATAGCTCCTACCATTTTTACTGTTGTGCTTCCCTTGGGGGCCTTTACAGGGAATCCAAACACTAACGATGACTCTGACATAACGTCTTGCTCTACTGGGAATCCTGCTGCGGACATGAAGCTTGCAAGCGGGTCTTTCTTGTCTGAGCGTACACGTCGAATGTAATACTCAGAGAAGCGAGGGTGGATGCCACTAGCACTATCAACAAGCTGAGACACAGTACCGCTCGGCTTAACAGCAGTAACAGCAGTAGACTGATTAATTCCAAGCTTTGCAGCCCACTTCTTATTAGTTTTAATAGCGACATCTCTTACGTTCTCCAGTACTACTGCACAATGTGGTGAGTCAGCTCGGCTCAACAACTCGTTGTCCATGATACCAGTCATGCTTACACCTAGCAATGCTTCTTCCTCAGTGTTCTTCTTCCAAATGTTCCGAAGGTAACGGAAGTCTGTAAGCGTTGCTTGAAGAGTACCGATGATAGCAGCTACTTCTGCTTTAGCCATTAGTGTTTCTTCAGTATCGTCTGCACGTACTACAATCTCTGAGAGGTTGCAAAACTGGTTACTGCGTAAAATTATCTCACTGCAAGGATTAGTTCCGAAGTCATGGTTAGGGTCACGGCGGCCATTACGTGCTGCAATCTTCTGTGCTGCTACACGACTAAACAATCCACGCTCCCCTGCTTTGGATTCATACAGGGTCTGCATCTCATTTAAGAAAGCCTCGAAGTCTGGCTTCTCTGTGTAAGCTACAGAGTTGTTAGCCAGTCTACGGTGACCTTCATTCTCCCACCATGCACCTGACTTAGCTTTAGCCATGCGACCATCAGATAGATTAGATAAGCTAATGAGTGCTGAACGTCTTACACCACCTACAACTACAATGTCAGCAATCTTACACACTACATCGTGGCACTCAATGCTTGTTAGCTTACGACCCTCTGCTTTCTTAAAGATGTTAACGCAGAAGTGAAACAAATCATCTAGTGGTTGTGGGCCTGATGCTCTACCGCCAAAGGTTTCTAGTCGTGCACCTGCTTCTCTAACGCCTGACATATCCCATTTAGGAATCTTACCAGCGTATAACATAGCAATTAACTCACGGAACGCAGAGGCCCATCCAACTTTGCTGTCGCCCACTACAATGGTAGTGTCGGTTGGGTGGAACGACTCAGCAATAATAGGGAGCTTAGTGATAAAGTTACGCTCAACACTAAAGCCTACACCTGTACCACACATAAGCACATACATCAGCTCGTCAAAGCTACGAGGCGAATCAATCGCCAGATACGAACAGTTAAACCCTGCTACGTTATCTTTGTCAAGTGCAACGCCTGCTGTCATAAGGCAGCGCATTGATGGCATAACCTCTAGGGCATGGATAGAGTTGTATAGTTTCTCGCCTGTCTTCTTGTCAATCTGTCCACGATTAATCCAGAAGTCTACGTAACGCTGAACTGTTTCTTCCCATGTCTCACGCCGACCTAGTTCGGGCATCCAGCGTGCATAGCGGCTCTTGTGTATAAACTGTTGGTACTGTTCCATTAATCTTTATCCTTTAATTCTGTGTGAGTTCCGTTAAGTATCTGCCAAACTTCTTTGTAGAAGTCATAAACGTCTTGTCTGTTTTTGTATACAATAATAGCAGGCACATAGACCGGCGAGATTACTGTGTAAAATAAAGCTTTAGCAACAAACTTTTGTTTGTAAGTTATCTGCATCAGTCATCTCTCCAAAGGCTACCTACAGTTATAATAAAGAAGGGAATGCAGAGAACAAGGCCGTCAAACGAGAACACCTCTATTTCATCGTCAGGACTCAAACCCCACACAGGCCTGCTATCACACGACTCTATGTCTAATCCAAACCCAAGTCTAAAGTTAATGCTCCAAAGCATATTCATAAACGGTACTGTCATCACCTTTCCTTATAGTTTTTTTGCGTTCGGCCTTAGCTTTAGAAGACCTCGTTACTTTTTTAAATTTCTTTTTGCGGTCAAACCTGTCCCGCCTTTCTTCTTTCCTATCCATTAGCACTCACTCAAGTTCCCGTGTTTCATTCTTCCCGTCTTTACGAAACCGCTTGTTATAAGCTTTCTTTGCACGCCTAAGAATACTTAAGGAGGGCTGGACTACCTGCCGCCACCGAGTATGTACGTCATACTCATCACCACCTTTAAGTTTTATTCTTTTCATCTTATGTCTTCTGAAAATTCAAAGTATTCATCAAAGCCATTCATTATATATTCTTGAATACAAGACTTAATTGTTTCTTCAATGGGCGTGTCCGTGTGCTTGTGCGCCCTGTTCCATCCTCCGTCTATGCCTTGCTCAACAATCTGTTCCAGAAGCGAGTACATTTTAAGTTTCATCACGATACTCCAGCTCATCTTGCATTACTTTGTATAGGGCTGGACGCAGCCTGTTGCTTAGTATTTCTCTCACAAAAAAGTACCTAGTGCATAACCTATGGGCCAGCCAATTATAAAACCTATCACGCCCCACTTTGCATAAAAGTATAAATCACTCATCATCGAAAGTCTCGTCTATAACAGAGAATGCCTCTTCCTGCATTAACTTCTGCAGGTACCAGACAGCCTTCTGCAAGTCCTCTATCTTCTTTCCTTTGTAGTCACAACGCCAAATGTATTTGAGTGCGTTGCCTTTTAAGTAGCCCTTGAAAGACTCTGAGGTCATAGACTCTGAAATGGCTTCAATGCACTCAATAGAACCAGTGTTGTAGTGGCTTGGGTTATTGACTACATCTTCTTCTTTAGTGTCTACATCTTCGTGCGCTTCTTTCATCCAAGCCTCTAAGCCTGTCTTCTGTCGTGTTGGATACCAGCAGTCTTCAAACTCAGGTGCTTCAGCAGCTATAGTGGGGTCAGTCCCTATAGTGCTATCATAAACCCAGTTAAAGTTTAAACGGTTCATGTACTCTTCAAACGTAGGGTGTCCTGTTCCGGCAACCTTGTCCCAGTCTGACGGTGACGCATCATTTATGCTCATCTTTAAAGTCCTCTTTTCCTTTTGTGTTAATCCAAGTGTCAGGTATACTGTCTTCACTAAACCATCTAAAGTTATTTGCTGAAGCCCACTCTCCATGTGAACGCCTTGTTCCGTCTTTACGAACCTTGGCGGCTGGCATAGGAGCATTGGGGTTGGCAAACAAGAACACTAACTCGGTGTCTGCAGGGAGAACCTTGGCTACCCAGATATACTTAGAGTACTCTGCGCTGTCCCAGAAACGACCCTTGGCTTCAAGCAGTATCTTCTTACCATCTATCTCTTTAACAAAGTCTGGCTCGTATTTGTGTGCCACTGTGTACTCAACCTTGTCAACGTGAAACTCCCAAGCATCTAGGATGCCGGAGTGTAACTCGTATTCCCAGTTAGAATCATAACCTTTA